TTAACTTACTGATTTTAATAATCCTCTACTGCTAGTTTGTGGTCTATGGGGCATCAATGGGGCAAAATCACCCAGCTTCTGATTCAGCATTGCGATCTGCTCTGCGTTATTGTCTGCCATCCATGCGCCGTACACATTGAAAACCATTTGCGCACTAGCGTGCCCCATCTGACTGGCTATAAAGCTTGGATTGGCGCCAGCGGCCAGTGACCAGCACGCGTAAGTGTGGCGCGACTGGTAAGCTTTTCGATGCCTGATCCCCGCCTTTTTTAACCCTGCGTCCCACGAGTCACCAAACGAATCAACCTTGTAGATAACCCCCACATCCTTACTTCGACGGACTATCTTAGGGTTAAAGACAAATGTACAGCTGTGCTGCGTTGTTCGACCATATTCACGCAATTGCACGTTGATGTGATACTGCTGCCCGAGTCTAGTCATTTCCATCTGATTCCTTAACGCATCGATGGCTGGCTGAATGAGGTGTATCACTCTATCCGTACTGGCGTCCGTTTTCGGTAGTGTGAACTCGCCCAGTTTTGTATAATTACGGCGAATTGTTATTGTACCCGCTTCAAGGTCTATATCTTCCCATGCCAGGGAAACCAGTTCTCCGTGACGAACACCTGTGTACACCGCCAGTGACCACATGTTTTTCGTCTGCTGATGCCGGCACGCATCTATCAGACGGATGAATTCATCACGGCTGAGCGGATCTGGCTCCACCCTGGCCCTTTTTAATGGCTTTATTCCATCAAAGGGATTTGCCTTTATGTACCCATTATCGGCGGCGAACTGGAACATTCCGGCGATAGTCGTCATGTAGTAATTGACGGTGACCGCGCTCCGGCCCTTAACAGGGATCCTGCCCTTTGCCGCGCACTGATAACCCATCAAAAGCTCTTTCCTGATGTACAGCAACTCTTCTTTCTCAATCGCTGTCACCAGTCGGGTAGCCCCGATCAGCGGTACAACAACTGCCACGACCGACTCGTACCGTTTGTGCGCGTTCGCGCTGATTTCCATCTTTTTCAGATCCAGCCACTTCTCTTCGAGTTCTTTCACTGTGATTTCTTTCTTGCCCAACCCAAAAATTTTAAGGTTAGGTGAATCTGGAAACCGTTCAGCATAATCAAAGCTTCCCGTGCGGATGGCAAAGCATACCGACACCCGCAGTTCCCCGGCGATCTTCCTGTTCTTAGCGGTGTCAGGGACACCGAGGTTTTCCCTGACGCGCTTACCTTTAAAATTAAACCAGATGCGCAGACTGCCACCGTGGTTTTCGACGCCTGTTGGATATGTGATTTTATCCATTAATACCTCCAGACGCCCAAGAGCGATACGAGCTTACCTTTTTCATGGCATCAAATCATCCTGGCTGCTTGCTTTTCATTGAAGCGACCCAGGCATCTACAGCCTTTCTGTTATACATGCACTCACTGGAAGGTTTTGGATTCCCGTCAGGTGATACGTGGATATACTCCCTCCCAACCATCCAGCACTCTTTTCTGGCCCGGAGGATGGTACCGGGCTTGAGCCCGGTAACCGCGATAAGAACGCTTTCACAAACCCAATCGTTAGGAGCTAACTGAATAACATTGCTCATATACCCGCCTCACACCAAGTCAAGGCCACGGCAGTGGCGCCACACATCAAACATCCGCTTTACCACTTCCCTACAGTAAAAACCGTCGCAATCTCGCGTAAGGTCGTAACGGCTCCCGTACCGTTGGCGCACCCATATTTCAAATGCTTTGTGCATTACTTCACCTCTGCAGATAACGTCGTCACAATGACATGCTGGCGCGCCTTGGGTTTTATCAGAAAAATAGCCTTGTCATGCCTGAGCCCGTATCCACCTTCACGTTCGCAGCGTGCGACTGAGGCGCACAAAGAGCGGGGAATACCTTTCTTGCTGACATCAAATACCCAGGCGTTTTTGAGATCGAGGATCAGATTTCCTACATCGCCACCAATGCGTTCGATATAGCGTTCAATAGCGTGAACAGTCACCATGTAGTGGCGAAACTGCACACTTCCTGAGGCGGTCATTATTGGTGTAGTGGTGGTCATCACTTCACCTCCACGCCGATCCCGGCAATGACACAAGCTCGCTCTATAGCTTCTTTCACCCAGCGCTTATAGGTTTCCGGATGGAATACTTCGCTTTTCCCGGTACCGCTCCAGAACGCTTTTGACGTAATATCTGGCAGGGTGATGGTCAACGGTTTACCAGAAGTGACATCGCTAACCACTCTCTCCCAGCGGTCGCCAGTCTGCGATTCAAGACGCTGAATTAACTCCCCAATACTTAAAGGGGCGATCAACTGCTGGCGTAAGCGCTGAATCTCCGCCGCCATGTAGTAACCGGTTTTGCTCCAGGTATCTACATCATCACCGGCCATATCCGGTTCCATCGTCGCCATCAGAACGGCGTCGTGATAGTCCTGGCTGCCATTGGTGATCGCGACAGCGTAGGTATCACTGTTTTCGCGCTTATGGATAAGCACGACAGGGTTAGTGATTTTGCTCATTCCGCTGTCTCCCGCTCAGCTTCGATGATGGCATCTACAGCCATCACCAGGGTTTTGGCGAGGTCGTCGTAATCCTGCCATGCATCATTGCTAAAAAAATTCGTGAGCATTACTGGCGCTATCTGCACAACGAGGTGCTGGCGATAGGTCATGCCACGGGGAGTATCGATGCGCGGGCATGGGTAAGCTGAATGCTGGCCTTTGCTCATCGTGTCGCCTCTCGTTGAATTGTCTTGTAGGCTCGCAACATATCGCGAGATTTTCCGGACAAAACCGTCTTCATGAAGAACATTCCACTACGGTTTGCAACTATTCCTGGTGTGCAGAGCAGCGTGGCGTCTACCACGCGGTTATGTTTACGGAACTCAAACACAGTGCTGGTGATCACGATGTTCGCTACGGCGCCATAGTCCTGATATTCGATTTTCATGCCAGATGCTCCTCAATAATTTTGAAAGCATCATCACGGCATGGCATCACGACGAACTCAGGATTACCGTATGCAGTGTTGATCACTGGATCGAACTGAATGCGAACCGCTCCAGCCTCACCGGAAGGGCGTAACTGGATGGGAATAAACTTCCGCTCGCGACCAAACATCTTTTCCGGATAACTGAGGTATTCAGCCCGGATAACCGGATTGATACTGAAATCCACTTTTTTCGGGATGACGCGTTCCATATCAGGAAAGCGACCATCAACAAGTTTGATGCCGGTGATCGAAATCCGGCGTTCGAATGCGTCGCGGTGAATGGCAAACGCTTCTTTGTTAAATACCAGTTCAGTGGTTTCCGCTTTCGCCGGAACCGGCCCTTCAAACTGGACGATGATGTTTTTCTTCGTCCGGATGCCGTGCTCCATGCGCAGGGCTACATGCCCGTTAGTCGACTCGATATATTTCGGAGTGATGTGCACACCATTCAGGTAGTAACGGACATCATTTTTTGCTGCGCATACCAGAGCTGCGCGAATAAGTTTCGACTGGAGGATCATGCTTCCACCTCCACGAAGATCTCTTTCGGATCCTTACGCAGAACGAAGCCACCAAATTCAGGATGTTGCCAGCGCTTGCGTTTACCGCTTGGGCGAACGGATTCTTCCAGCAGCACCTGAAATGCGTGAATGAACGATTCATGATGTACGCACAGCCCACGAACTCCCGGCAACTGTCTGGAGGGCAGGTTTGCGAACTGAACAAGACGACGGCACGAAGGATCGGACAGACTGGTTTCCCATGACACTTTGTGTACCGGAACGAATTCGGCATCGGTATTCACGAATTCAGTCGAACTAATGCGCCGTTGTGGTAGAGAGGAAGATACAGGCGAAGCAGCAACCAGGTTGGCGCCACTCACTTCCATTACTGCTTTCATCGTCGCTGATGCGGTTGCTTCGGCCACAACGCGGGCCAGTGAAAGAATGTCATGGTTCATGCTGATTTCTTGCTGGTGTGATTTAGCTACTGGCACTTCTTTGCTGTATGTGCCTGTGGTCATGATGGCAGGGAGTACATCCTCACAAACCCAGTCCTGTACGCGTTCAGCCGATGGAAGCTGGCTTCGCAGGATAAGGCGGAACAAGTCGGCCTGACCAGCCAGCTGAGTACCGCGCGGTTTTTCACCAAAACCCAATTCTAACGATTCGTTATAATCAAGTTTAATCAACGCCTTGCAGTGGTCTTTCAGCGCTTTTGCTGGGTTCGTATAACCGAGGGATTTAGCCAGTTCTACAGCGTCAAAGGCTGGTTTTCCCTCATAAAGAATTCCGCTCATAGAAAAATTGAGTTCTTCTGAGCTAAAGGCCATAAGTTGGTTTTTCATCATCATTTACCTCAGTGCAAAATGTGTTGAACGGGTATTGCTTCGCCGACACGTAACCGAACAGCAAGATCCATAAACATCTCGTCGAGAAAACCGCTGAACCACGAATGACCGTCTTCTTTCAGGCGCTGATCGTTGGCGGAGTAGAACTGGAAGACAGCCAGATATCGCTCCTGTGGTTTTTGCTCGATCAGTGCGCCTTCTACGTGTTCAATAAGCAGGTTCTCGATAAGCTGCCGCGTTAAGCCAAAAACAAACTTACCGGTTTTAAACTGATACTCACCGTCACGGAGGCCCCAGCGTTTTTCACATTCAATCAGGTAGGTAAGGGCGACTGTTCCGCGCATGTGCTTACAGATGATTTCAGCCCACTCGTGCTGCTCGGCAGCAGTTAGCTCGTGGTCTCCACTGCGTTTTTCATCCATCATCCATGCAGGGAAATTCATACCAGTCCTTTCATGGATATCTTTCAGCCTGGCGACAAGCTGCTTGATGTTTTCGTTATTTCCTGCCATCAGTTAATTCCTCCGCTGCATGTTTCTTTTTCACGTAATCAACAACCTCGCTCAGAAGTTCGTCGATAATTAATTTTCCTGAATCCGTCAGGTATTCAGGTGTGTTTATTAATTTCTATGGCATTTTGATATGCGTTTTTGATAGTGGAGTCACCCTCATATCTGCTAAGCCCAACCCCAGTTAATCCTTCAAAACGTAATAAAAGCTGATTCATGAAGTGATCATTTACTTCTACGGTTTCAATTTTGTTATCTGGAAGTTTTATAATCAGTAGGTTTCCACCGGTATTACGCTTGAGTCGCGCTAATGCCGCATTAGCAATCCGGCGTCGATAGGTATCGATAATATTCATAGTTAGTACCCATAAGCTTTCTTAAGATAAAGAAGAGCGATTGCTTCGTAACCGCAGGACGCATAAAGGCATGCTGTTCTGTATGCCGTTTTATCTTTGATGAAAGTCATACGAAGCGCCTCACAGCTAAAGAAGCGACTACCCGACCATGAATTTTGATATCTTTCAGCTCATCGGTATTGAGGGTGAAGGTTTCGTAATGATGGTTGTCCGAAATAATTTTCAATGAACCACAAACTAATGGCTCAACTCTCTTAATAAAAAGGCACGGACGGCCAAATACATCCATCGTATAAACATAAATGCCAGGGGTTAGCGTGCGGCCACCGCAATCAACGAAAGCCACAACCTCACATGGTTCGATGGTCGGCTGCATTGAGTCTCCCTCCATCATGCAGCTCTTAACACGGTTACCAAAGTCATTAATGTTGTCAGAGCCGAACAGCATTTGAGGTGTTTTAATTGGCTGATTAATTGCGATAGCGTTTTGCATTTTAATTTCCTCAGGGTGAGTTTATCCCCACGCAAAAAGGTGTTATTTATGATTAAATGTGTTAATTAGTTAGTTAAATAGCAGAGAACATTTTTTTAATGTCAGGATGGTCATCTATGATTTTTTTAGCATCATCACATGCTTCTTCATATGACTTGAAGAAATCAACCAGAACAAAATAATTATCTACACGTTCGTAGATAGCGAATTCCAAACCATCAATAAAAGTGGTGTTAAATTCGTAATCAAAATCATTCTGATGAGGCTGTGCAGCTCGTAAATAAATCCAGTGTGAATTTGCTGCTTTAAGCTTGGCGTGGATATCAAATGCCTGGCTCGCTGGGTTTGGTTGGGAGGTTGTATTCATCTCGTTGGCTCCGTTGTTTGCCGATGAAATGAGAATACTTAAGTATTAATTGAAGGTCAATGGTATTAATACAAAAAGAATAATAGATTTCTTATGTATTTGTTATTGAAGATTATTTTAGTAATAAAAAAGCCGACACTATGGTCGGCTTGGTGCTTTTTTGGTAGCGGATCAGAAGATTGTTGATACCCAAAACAGCCTTCCTAAAACCTCAAGACTATCCATGTCTACTTCTTCGTCAGGGTATTCATCAGAGTTATAGCTTCTGATTGTCACCTTGTCTGGCCCAGATCTGTAGAGGATTTTTAACCTTTTCCATCCACCTTGGTTGATGCCGTAAATTTTACCATCAACGATACGCTTGTCATGGCAGTTTATAGCAACAGTAGAGCCATCAGCGATCACTGGCTCCATGCTATTCCCGTGTGCAGCAAAGCATAGAACGCCATCACCATCACTATTAGCTCCCACCTTTCGCAATGTTGCTTTGGAAAACCTAAGTTTTTTGCCATTGTAATCATCATTAAGAGCGCTGCCATCTCCACATGCGAACTCGATATCCTTCAAGTAAGGCACCTCTACCTCATCATCCTCAAGCGGCGTTTGCTTATCCCATGGATCTATACCAAACATCCTTTGTTCTGGAGTTTTTGCGGGCCCCATGGTGCCTTCACCAGTGCTTAACCATATTGGATCTACATCCAACGCTTTGGCTATATCCACGATTTTTCCGCTGGACTGGGCTTTTCCTGAGGTTAGTTTTTGTATGGCCCCCTGGCTTACCCCAACCCTATGCGCTAATTGACTTTGTGTAGCCCCGGCATGAGCCATCGCCAGCCTTAGTCTTTCTGCAAGTGTGTTCATCTAAGTATCTCCGATTTCTGTGCATATTTAATACCACAGGATTAACCATGGCAAGCGGATAATACTTGATTAATTATTCCTTTGGTATTATTTTATATCTTTAATATTAATACTAAGGGCTTTGTTATGACTGATGAGGTTTTTGAATCCCCAATGGCGAAAGCCGTGTACGTTGCTGGTGGGCAAAGTTCGCTTGCTAAAAAGGTTGGCGTTACGCAAGGAGCGGTCTGGAAGTGGGTCAGGGGGGTCAAGAAAGTTTCTCCTGTCCATGCAGTAGCAGTCTCAAACGCAGTTAATGGAGTTGTTAAGCCTCATGAACTGCGTCCTGATTTGCCGACTCTTTTCCCACACCCGGGCAATGAGGTGTGATATGTCGCACTCAATCACTACCGAAAACCAAATTAAGCCATTGGATATCGATTATCGCGATCCGCGCGGTGTGATTGTGCATGTCACCGGCTGGAATCGGGATAAGCAGCAGGTGTATTTCACCAGGCAGAATTATCCGCATGAGTGCATGCAACCGGTCTGGAAGTTTCAACAGTATTTCAAGAGGTTAACATCATGAGCAGCAAACTACAGGGCTATGTCTGGGATGCCTGCGCTGTTTCTGGTGTCAAGGGGACGCGGCTAATGGTTATGGTACGCCTGGCTGATTATTCCAGTGATGATGGGAAAAGCTATCCTGGCATAAAAACCATTGCCCGCCAACTTGGCGCGGGGGAGAGCACCATACGAACAGCCATTGCTGAACTTGAATCAGAGAAATGGCTTCGACGTGAGAATCGCCGGAATGGTAACCGCAATACATCAAATATGTACTTTTTGAATGTCGAAAAACTTGAAGAAATTGCACTTCGGGAGAGATCTGCTATTCGTCTGGATCGACGCAAAAACAACCATTTTGACCCGTCAGATTCTGACGTATCGGATTCTGACAAGTCAGATTTTGACGCGTCAGAAATGAGTGACTCAAGTGCACTTGACCCGTCAGATTCTGGCAAAAACAACCATTTTGACCCGTCAGATTCTGGGGGACATGATCCACAAGGTTTAAAACATGATCCACAAGTAAAAGATCATGAACCACAAGAAGTGCGCGCAAAGCGCCAGAAAAAATCTTCTTTCGACCCTGCATGGCTAAAACCTGAAAACGTCAGCGCTGAAATCTGGCTGGACTGGATTAAATTTCGCCGGGAGAAGCGTCAACCGCTGACGGAAACAACCTGCGCATACCAGGCTAAGCAGCTTGCAGGCCATCAGAATGCCGATGAAGTGATCCGACGCTCAATTGCTGGAGGCTGGCAGGGATTGTTCCCGGATCGTGTGCCCAACAAGCCCGCAATGTCACTAGCTGAAAACGAAACGCTGACCGCAAGTCAACCGCCAGCTGGGTCATGGTGCACACCATCTGGAGATGGAACAGCGGAGGTATTTATCAACCAGGCCGCTATCGAGCGCATGAAGCGCGGGAGTTATCGCCCATGAAATCATTCCTCAAGCGTGTGCTGGTGGCTGGATATAATCACGGCGTTCTGAGCGAGGGATTCGTGACATGGTGTTTTGTTAAATTTGATTTACGGAGTGAGTGAGCATGACGCCCGCCGAACTTTCAGAAAAATTATGGGACAACGCCGAAAGGGTTGCAAAGTACCTGCTGCCAAAAGGTCACCTGGAAGGCAAAGAATGGTGTGTTGGGAATATCAACGGTGACGCCGGAAAGAGCCTTAAAATTAACATCGGTGGCAAAAAAACGTGGGCAGACTTCGCCAGCGGCGACAGTGGTGATCTGCTTGATTTGTGGGTGTTGGTACGCAACTGCCAGCTGCATGATGCGATGCGTGAGGCAAAAGAATTTCTCGGTCTGAAAGACGACGATCACCATTTCGAGGCGAAGAAAAAAACATTCTCCAGGCCGACGAAGAAGGGCGTGAAAAAAGCGAGCAATTGTTACGGTTATCTGGCTTCGCGTGGTATCACCCGAGAGACAGTGGATCTGTTCCGGGTATCTGATGCGGTGGTCTGGTATCACGATGAAAATCGCGAAGTACCCGCCGTGGCATTCCCGTACATCCGGAACGGCGAACTGCTTCAAGTAAAACGCATCGGTACTGAACGACCAAACGGCAAAAAGATAATTATGGCTGAGGCGGATTGCGAGCCATGTCTCTTTGGTTGGCAGGCCCTGGACAAATCCACGCGTCTGGTCGTTCTGTGCGAAGGCGAGATTGATTGTATGACCTTCACGCAGCTTGGTTACGACGCACTTTCTGTTCCCTTTGGCGGCGGCAAGGGTGCCAAACAGCAGTGGATTGAATATGAGTACCACAATCTGGATCGCTTTCAGGAGATCTGGCTTTGCCTGGATAACGACGATGTCGGCCGTGAAGCTGCAAAGGAAATTGCCAGACGACTTGGCGAGCATCGCTGCCGCATGGTTGAACTCCCGCACAAGGATATCAACGATTGCCTGATGAGCGGCATGGACAGTGAGTCCATCCTGGAGCACATGGAACGCGCTAAATTTTTCGATCCAGATGAACTGTGCTCGGCAGGTGATTTACTTCAGGAAACCATTGAAGCGTTTGAGCATCGCGATGTTGGCTTGTTCACCAGCCCATGGACCTCGCTGAATTACAATTTCAAATTTCGCGCCGGAGAACTGACGCTGGTAAATGGCGTGAATGGTCACGGCAAGACCGAACTGGTTGGCCATATCGCAGTTGCTGCTATGAATCAGGGGATTCGGACGTGCATCGCCTCTCTGGAACTGAAGCCAGGGAAAATGTTGGCCCGCCTGACGCGGCAGACTATCTGTACCGCATCACCGAAACGCGAAGAAATCGTTATGACGAACGAATGGTTCTCCGATCGTCTGTGGGTGTTCAAACTCACCGGCACCGCGAAAGCTGGCCGTCTGCTGGAAATCTTCGCCTATGCCCGGCGTCGGTATGGAATCGATCTGTTCGTTATCGACAACCTGGCGAAATGCGGGCTCGATGAGGAGGACTACGGCGGACAGAAAGAATTTATCGACACCCTGTGTGACTTCAAAAACGAACATAACTGTCACGTCCTTCTGGTGACGCACGCCCGCAAAACCAACGAAGCGGCACCGACCGGGAAAATGGACGTCAAAGGCACCGGCGCATTAACCGATATGCCTGATAACGTTATGTCCGTCTGGCGCAACATTCCCCGCGAACTGGCACAACGTAAGGCTGAAAAAATGGGATACGAAAGCCTGGATAAGGATGAGCAGGCAGCGCTCCAGATGCCAGCTTCAATGATTCGCCTGCTCAAACAACGCGAAGGTGAGGGGTGGGTTGGTGATATTGGCGCAAATTTTGATACCCGTTCACACCAGTTTCTGGAAGGAGAAAAACAACCATTTAACTATCTGGTCGGTAAGCCTCAGAGCGAGGTGGATCTTGAATGGGAAGCAGGCAACGTTACGAGGTACTGAGCATGACAAACGAAATTTTAAAAGAAGCCATTGAAAACTATCAGCACCTGAAATCGCAGGTTCGCCAGCAGGAAGAAGAAGACGATGGCATTGAGTATTTCGGTGGGGTTGATACGGATTTATTTGAACGGTTCATGTTTGCCAAAAGTCAGCTTCAGGAGCTGATTAACCCGATGATTATTTTGCGATGAAGTATAAGGTGTCGCACCTTAACAACGAGATCGGGGCGCTGATACTAGAAAATATCATTCTTAAAAATGAGGTCGCCAGGTTAGGCGGCAATACTGATTTTTTGGGTAATGTGGACGTTGAGGGGAAAGCATGAAACTGGAAGCAGCTCTTAAACATTTCAGTCCTCAGGGAATGCACATCAGCGACGACGTGAAAGGAACTTCGCCGGATCGTCTCACCGGTACAGATGTAATGGCTGCTATGGGGATGGCGCAATCACAAGCCGGATTCGGTATGGCTGCATTCTGCGGCAAGCACGAACTCAGCCAGAATGACAAACAAAAGGCTATCAACTATCTGATGCAATTTGCACACAAGGTATCGGGGAAATACCGTGGTGTGGCAAAGCTTGAAGGAAATACTAAGGCAAAGGTACTGCAAGTGCTCGCAACATTCGCTTATGCGGATTATTGCCGTAGTGCCGCGACGCCGGGCGCAAGATGCAGAGATTGCCACGGTACAGGCCGTGCGGTTGATATATCAAAAACAGAGCTGTGGGGGAGAGTTGTTGAGAAAGAATGCGGAAGATGCAAAGGTGTCGGCTATTCAAGAATGCCAGCAAGCGCCGCATATCGCGCTGTAACGATGCTAATCCCAAACCTTACCCAACCCACCTGGTCACGCACTGTTAAGCCGCTGTATGACGCTCTGGTGGTGCAATGCCACAAAGAAGAGTCAATCGCAGACAACATATTGAATGCGGTCACACGTTAGCTGCATGATTGCCACGGATGGCAACATATTAACGGCATGATATTGACTTATTGAATAAAATTGGGTAAATTTGACTCAACGATGGATAAATGCACTCGTTAAATAAAGCCCTGAGTTAATAGCTCGGGGCTTTTTGCGTTTTAAGCACGACCTTTCTGAAAGCACATCAAACCAAATACCAGACAGACCAAAATAATCACCTTATCCGCTGTGGCTACGGTGCGGTGTGCTTTGCATAAAAGAAAACCAGCGCAATGGCTGGCTTCGTGAAAGCGGGTGGCAGGAGGTCGCGCTAACAACCTCCTGCCGTTTTGCCCGTGCATATCGGTCACGAACAAATCTGATTACTAAACACAGTAGCCTGGATTTGTTCTATCAGTAATCGACCTTATTCCTAATTAAATAGAGCAAATCCCCTTATTGGGGTAAGACATGAAGATGCCTGAAAAACATGACCTGTTAGCCGCCATTCTCGCGGCAAAGGAACAAGGCATCGGGGCAATCCTTGCGTTTGCAATGGCGTACCTTCGCGGCAGATATAATGGCGGTGCGTTTACAAAAACAGTAATCGACGCAACGATGTGCGCCATTATCGCCTGGTTCATTCGTGACCTTCTCGACTTCGCCGGACTAAGTAGCAATCTCGCTTATATAACGAGCGTGTTCATCGGCTACATCGGTACTGACTCGATTGGTTCGCTTATCAAACGCTTCGCTGCTAAAAAAGCCGGAGTAGAAGATGGTGGAAATCAATAATCAACGTAAGGCGTTCCTCGATATGCTGGCGTGGTCAGAGGGAACAGATAACGGACGTCAGAAAACCAGAAATCATGGTTATGACGTCATTGTAGGAGGAGAGCTATTCACTGATTACTCCGATCACCCTCGCAAACTTGTCACGCTAAACCCAAAGCTCAAATCAACAGCCGCCGGACGTTACCAGCTTCTTTCACGCTGGTGGGATGCTTACCGTAAACAGCTTGGCCTGAAAGATTTTTCTCCAGAAAGCCAGGACGCTGTAGCTCTGCAGCAGATTAAAGAGCGTGGCGCTTTACCGATGATTGACCGTGGCAATATTCGTCAGGCAATCGACCGTTGCAGCAATATTTGGGCTTCATTGCCCGGTGCTGGCTACGGTCAGTATGAACACAAGATCGATAGTCTGATTGCCAAATTCAAAGAAGCTGGCGGGGTGGTTAATGAAACTTCGCTATAAGCTGGTTATTTCTGCTTTCCTCCTGACTTTATTCGGTTCTCTCGTCTGGTCAGCTAACCACTACCACAGCAAATACCAGCGCGAAAAGAAACGTGCTGATGAGGCTGTACAAAATGCCGAATCGGCAACCGCTATTACCAATAACGTCCTGCAATCACTGCAAATCGTCAATACAGTTCTGGAGGCTAACCAGCATGCAAAACAGCAGATCACACTGGAGTCACAGAGAACCCAGGAAGATATCAAAGTGGCTGTTGCGGATGATGATTGTGCTTCACGTCCTGTGCCTGCTGCCGCTGCTGACCGGTTGCGGAAGTACGCGAACAGTTTACGTGCCTATTCCGGCGGTACCGTTGCCAGCAAGCCTGACTACTGAAACTCCCCAGCCAGTTATTCCCGATCCTCTGACCTATGGGGCCAGCCTGGATCTGAATGTGAGCCTGCTTTCGGCGTTGGGACAATGCAATATTGACAAAGCGGGGATTAGAAGTATCGAGATGCGCCGTAACGTTTTGCTGGCAGCAGGCAAATAGTCTGGACAAAGAACAGGAATATATTTATGCCTCCTCGAACCCCAAAAGCCTGCCGCGTTCGCGGCTGCCCCCATACCACCACTGACTCGTCAGGCTATTGCGAAAGGCACAAAAGCGAAGGCTGGAAGCAATACAAGCCAGGCCAGTCCCGTCATCAGCGCGGTTATGGTTCGAAGTGGGACAGTATCCGCGCGCGCGTCCTGAAGCGTGACAAAGGTTTATGTCAGTTATGTCTGCGTGCCGGTGTGGTGCGTGAAGCTAAAACCGTTGACCACATCATCCCTAAAGCGCATGGCGGCACCGATGCAGACAGTAATCTGCAGAGCCTGTGCTGGCCGTGCCATAAGACGAAGACGGCCCGTGAACGGCTAAAGTGATAATAATTCTCAACTGCTTGAGGGGAGGGGCGGGTCAAATCCCTGTGGCCTGACGTCTTCCGGACTGCCCGCCCCATCGTTTTTTTATACCCGCGAAAAATGAAATTTAACCAGGAGTGCCGCATATGGCTGGAACGGCGGGGCGTTCCGGGCGTCGCCCCAAGCCAACGGCGCGCAAGGCGCTGGCCGGAAACCCCGGCAAGCGAGCCCTGAACAAAGATGAACCTGTTTTTACGCCCATCAAAGGTGTTGAGCCACCAGAGTGGTTCGCTGAAGAAGATCTCCCTCTCGCCACGATCATGTGGCAACTGACAACCAAAGAACTCTGCGGTCAGGGCCTGTTGTGCGTGACTGACCTCGCGGTGCTTGAGCGGTGGTGCGTGGCCTATGAGTTCTGGCGACGTGCCGTGAAAAATATTGCCATACAGGGCAACACCATCACCGGTGCAATGGGCGGCAGGGTCAAAAATCCGGAGCTGACCGCCAAAAAAGAACAGGAGTCCGAGATGAGCAGCACGGGGGCAATGCTCGGACTCGACCCCAGCAGCCGCCAGCGTCTGATTGGCCTGGCGGGGCAGAAGAAAGCCACTAACCCGTTTCTGAAAATCATCGAGTCATGAGCCGGAAATCTTACCCCAACGTAAATGCTGCCAATCAGTATGCCCGTGATGTTGTGCGCGGAAAGATTGTGGCCTGCCAGTTTGTGATTCAGGCCTGCCAGCGCCATCTTGATGACCTGATGGCGGAAAAAAGTAAGTCGTTTCGTTACCGCTTCGACAAGGACCTGGCTGAACGGGCCGCGAAATTTATTCAGCTGTTGCCGCACACCAAGGGGGAGTGGGCATTCAAACGGATGCCCATCACGCTGGAGCCGTGGCAGCTATTTGTGATCTGCTGTGCGTTTGGCTGGGTCAATAAAGGCACCCGGTTGCGCCGCTTCCGGGAGGTGTACACCGAAATCCCCCGTAAGAACGGCAAATCAGCAATCTCTGCCGGTGTTGCCCTGTATTGTTTTGCCTGTGATAACGAGTTTGGCGCGGAAGTGTATTCCGGTGCCACGACAGAGAAACAGGCGTGGGAAGTCTTTCGCCCGGCACGACTGATGTGTAAACGCACACCCATGCTGACGGAAGCGTTCGGGATTGAGGTTAACGCCTCAAACATGAACCGTCCGGAGGATGGCGCGCGGTTTGAACCGCTGATCGGCAACCCAGGTGATGGTTCATCACCCCACTGTGCCGTGGTTGATGAATATCACGAGCATGCCACCGATGCGCTTTATACCACAATGCTTACCGGGATGGGGGCGCGACGTCAGCCACTGATGTGGGCCATCACCACCGCCGGGTACAACATTGAGGGGCCGTGCTACGACAAGCGGCGGGAAGTCATCGAGATGCTCAACGGCTCGGTGCCTAACGATGAACTGTTCGGGATCATCTATACCGTTGATGAAGGTGACGACTGGACCGACCCGCAGGTGCTGGAAAAAGCCAATCCAAATATTGGCGTGTCGGTTTATCGCGAATTTTTGTTAAGTCAGCAGCAGCGTGCGAAAAATAACGCCCGTCTGGCAAACGTCTTTAAAACAAAACACCTCAATATCTGGGTGTCGGCGCGTTCGGCGTATTTCAACCTGGTGAGCTGGCAGAGCTGCGAGGATAAATCACTGACCCTTGAGCAGTTCGAGGGGCAGCCGTGCATTCTGGCCTTTGACCTGGCGCGTAAGCTGGATATGAACAGCATGGCGCGACTTTATACCCGCGAGATTGACGGTAAAACGCATTACTACAGTGTGGCCCCGCGTTTCTGGGTACCGTATGACACGGTGTACAGCGTCGAGAAAAATGAAGATCGACGGACAGCCGAACGCTTTCAGAAATGGGTGGAAATGGGCGTTCTGACCGTTACCGATGGTGCGGAGGTGGATTATCGCTACATCCTCGAGGAGGCCAAAGCGGCGAACAAAATCAGCCCGGTCAGTGAGTCACCCATCGACCCCTTCGGGGCGACCGGGTTGTCACATGACCTTGCTGATGAAGACCTGAACCCCATCACTATCATTCAGAACTACACCAACATGTCCGACCCGATGAAAGAGCTGGAAGCGGCAATTGAATCGGGGCGCTTTCATCATGATGGCAATCCCATCATGACCTGGTGTATCGGCAACGTGGTCGGCAAAACCATTCCGGGTAACGATGATGTGGTGAAGCCCGTCAAAGAGCAGGCGGAAAACAAAATCGATGGTGCAGTTGCGCTGATTATGGCGGTTGGCAGAGCCATGCTGTACGAGAAAGAAGACACGCTGTCTGACCACATTGAGTCCTATGGGATCCGCTCGCTTTAACTGAGGTAATTATGATCATGCTGATTCTCGCGCCTCTGGTGGGCGTGCTGGGGGCGCTTTTGCTGGCGTATGGTGCCTGGCTGATTTATCCCCCGGCGGGGTTTGTTGTTGCCGGGGCGTTGTGCCTGTTCTGGTCGTGGCTGGTGGCGCGATATCTTGACCGTACACAGTCGTCTGTCGGCGGAGGTAAATAGTGTTCTTTTCGGGATTATTTCAACGAAAAAGTGACGCACCGATGACCACGCCAGCAGAGCTGGCGGAGGCTATCGGGTTGTCCTACGACACCTATACCGGAAAGCAGATCAGCAGCCAGCGGGCCATGCGACTGACGGCGGTTTTTTCCTGCGTCAGGGTGCTGGCAGAGTCGGTCGGGATGTTGCCCTGCAATCTGTATCACCTGAACGGCAGCCTGAAACAGAGAGCCACCGGCGAGCGTCTGCATAAGCTGATCTCCACGCATCCCAATGGCTATATGACGCCGCAGGAGTTCTGGGAGCTGGTGGTCACCTGTCTGTGCCTGCGGGGAAACTTTTACGCCTACAAAGTGAAAGCATTTGGCGAAGTGGCTGAACTGCTGCCCGTCGATCCCGGCTGTGTGGTACCGAAGCTTAACAGTAGCTGGGAGCCGGTCTATCAGGTCACATTCCCGGATGGCTCCACGGATGTACTGAGCCAGGAGGATATCTGGCATGTGCGCACGCTGACGCTGGACGGACTGGTGGGGCTGAATCCCATCGCCTATGCCCGCGAGGCAATATCGCTGGCGGCAGCGACCGAAGAGCACGGGGCCAGACTGTTCAGCAATGGCGCGGTGACGTCGGGTGTGTTGCGTACAGAGCAGACGCTGTCAGATCAGGCTTATGAGCGCCTGAAGAAAGATTTTGAGGAGCGTCACACCGGGCTTGGCAATGCTCACCGCCCGATGATCCTTGAGATGGGGCTGGACTGGAAGTCGATGGCGCTGAACGCCGAGGACAGCCAGTTCCTGGAAACCCGCAAGTTTCAGCTTGAAGAAATCTGTCGTCTGTTCCGGGTGCCGTTGCACATGGTGCAGAACACCGATCGCGCCACCTTCAACAATATCGAAGAGCTGGGGCTGGGATTTATCAACTATTCACTGGTGCCGTATCTGACCCGCATCGAACAGCGGATCAACACCGGACTGGTACGAAAAAGTAAGCAGGGCGTTTATTACGCCAAATTTAACGCCGGGGCGTTACTGCGCGGGGATATGAAGTCCCGTTTTGAAGCCTACGCCACCGGGATCAACTGGGGAATTTACTCTCCCAATGACTGCCGCGACCTGGAAGATATGAATCCACGACCCGGTGGTGATGTCTATCTCACACCGATGAACATGACCACGAAACCCTCCGATGGCAGTAAAGCCGGTAAGCAGAAGGATAACGCCAATGCAGACGAAACAACGTCTTGATGTACCGCTGAGTCTGAAATCTGTCAGTGACTCCGGTGAGTTTGAAGGGTATGGCTCCGTCTTTGGTGTAAAGGACAGCCACGATGATGTGGTGATGTCCGGGGCATTTGCTGCTTCCCTGCGGGCGTGGAGTGACAGAAAAGCGTTACCTGCGCTGCTCTGGCAGCACCGCATGGATGAACCCATCGGTGTTTACACTGAAATGAAGGAAGACGATGTCGGGCTTTACGTCAGGGGACGGTTGCTTATTGATGATGATCCCCTCGCAAAACGCGCACATGCACACATGAAGGCCGGTTCGTTAACCGGCCTTTCTATTGGGTACGTCCTGAAAGACTGGGAATACGACCGGAGCAAAGAAGCCTTTCTGCTGAAAGAAATCGACCTCTGGGAAGTCAGCCTGGTGACGTTCCCGTCTAACGACGAGGCGCGGATCAGCGACGTCAAGAACGCACTGGCCCGCGGGGAAATCCCCGAACAGAAAAAAATCGAAAGAGTCCTGCGTGATGTCGGACTCTCCCGTACCCAGGCCAAAGCATTCATGGCCGGGGGCTATGGCGCACTGTCCCTGCGCGACGCTGAGGATGTGGGCTCTGCACTGAATGCACTGAAAAATCTGAACTTCTAATCAGGAGAAATACGATGGCGGTTGATATTAAAGATGTGGAACAGGTCGCGCAGGAGCTGCAGCAGAAGTTTGACGACTTCAAAGCAAAGAACGACAAGCGCGTGGATGCGATTGAGCAGGAAAAAGGCAAGCTTGCCGGGCAGGTGGAAACCCTGAACGGGAAACTCAGCGAGCTGGAAAATCTCAAAAGCGACCTTGAAAAAGAGCTGCTTGAGCTGAAACGTCCGGCAGGTGGAGCGCAAAATAAACTGGCCACCGAGCATAAAGAGGCGTTTGTGGGCTTCCTGCGTAAAGGCCGTGAAGACGGTCTGCGCGATCTGGAGCGTAAGGCATTGCAGGTGGGTACCGATGAAGACGGTGGCTACGCCGTGCCGGAAGAACTGGATCGCAACATTCTTAACCTGCTGAAAGATGAAGTGGTGATGCGTCAGGAAGCCACGGTGATCACCGTTGGCGGTTCCGACTACAAAAAACTGGTGAATCTGGGCGGTACGGCTTCCGGATGGGTGGGGGAAACGGATACGCGAGCCCAGACTGCCACCTCCAGACTGGAGCTGATTGAACCTCTCATGGGGGAAATCTACGGCAACCCGCAGGCTACCCAGAAAATGCTGGACGATGCCTTCTTCAACGTGGAGGCCTGGATCAACAGCGAGCTGGCAACCGAATTTGCCGAACAGGAAGAAATTGCCTTTACCTCAGGCGATGGCACCAAGAAGCCGAAAGGGTTCCTGGCGTATGAATCCACTGATGAAACCGACAAGGTCCGGGCGTTCGGCAAACTTCAGCATATTGTATCCGGCGAAGCGACCGCGGTGACCGCAGACGCCATTATCAAACTGATTTACACGCTGCGTAAGGCACACCGCACTGGCGCGAAGTTCATGATGAACAACAACAGCCTGTTTGCCATCCGTCTGCTGAAAGACACCGAGGGTAACTATCTGTGGCGTCCGGGGCTGGAACTGGGGCAGCCGTCCTCTCTGGCGGGTTACGGTATCGCTGAAAACGAACAGATGCCGGATATCGCCGCTGATGCGAAAGCCATTGCATTTGGTAACTTCAAACGGGGTTACACCATCGTTGACCGTATCGGCACCCGCATTCTGCGTGACCCGTACACCAATAAACCGTTTGTCGGTTTTTATACCACCAAGCGCACCGGCGGGATGCTGGTCGATTCGCAGGCCATCAAACTGCTGAAGATTGCAGCGGCGTAATCACTCAGGGGCGCGGAACCGCGCCCCCTGTTCTGACGGGTGAAGAATCATGATCCTGAAACAAGATCTGAAATGGTCACCGGACGGTATGCGTGTTGAGGTCATTCGGGCCGGTGAGTATGACGACGGGGCGCTTCCTGCCCGGGTGCAGGAGATTGCACTTCAGGCCGGGTTAGCAGAGCGCGGAATCAGTGCAAAAAGCAGTAAAGCGGCAAAAGAGAAAAAAGCCACGACCAGTAAAGAGGGCTGAGTATGCTTCTGACAATGGAAGAGATTAAAGCCCAACTCCGGCTGGATGAGGATTTCGATGCTGATGACCGCCATCTGCAACTGCTGGCCTGTGCGGCGCAAAAGCGGACGGAAACGTATCTGAACCGGAAGCTCTATGCTCCGGATGAAACCATTCCGGACAGCGATCCGGACGGGCTGCACCTGCCGGATGATATTCGTCTGGGGATGCTGATGCTTATCAGCCATTTTTACGAAAACCGCTCGTCGGTTACGGAAGTGGAGAAACTCGACATGCCGCAGAGTTTTGGCTGGCTTGTCGGCCCGTACAGGTACTTTCCGCAATGAAAATTCGTCAGGCGCAGACCAGCGCAACCTACATTCTGCCGGACCCCGGTGAACTGAATAAACGCGTCCTGATCCGCCAGCGGGTGGATATGCCCGCGGATAACTTTGGCGTGGATCCTCAATACCCGGTTGCGTTCCGGACATGGGCGAAGGTTGTCCAGACCAGTGCCACCACCTGGCAGGAAACAGCGCAGACCGGGGACGCCATCACCCATTACATCACCATTCGTTACCGCCGGGGGATCACCGCTGATTATGAGGTGGTCTGCGGTGACAGTGTGTACCGGGTGAAACGTCAGCGCGATCTGAACGGGGCGCGGCGCTTTCTGCTGCTGGAGTGTACGGAACTGGGCGAATTTACGCAGAGTCACGGAGGCAGCAATGGCGACTCCCTTTTTTCACGTTGATGTTCAGCAGCCCGCGGAGATGCGCTTTAACCGTGCCCGTGTCCGGCGGGCGTTTGTCACGATTGGGCAGCGTCATATGCGTGATGCCCGTCGGCTGGTGATGCGCCGTGCGCGGTCGGCACCGGGTGAAAACCCCGGTTATCAGACCGGACGCCTGGCTCGTTCGATTGGTTACATGGTGCCGGGAGCCAGTAAAAAGCGAGCCGGTTTTATGACACGCATTGCCCCTAACCAGCGCAACGGGAAGGGGAACCGGATGATCTCTGGTGACTTCTATCCGGCGTTTCTGTTTTTTGGTGTCCGGGGAGGAGCAAAGCGTCGTCGCAGCCATCATCGTGGTGCATCCGGTGGCAGCGGCTGGCGACTGGCTCCACGTAATAACTTTATGGTGGAAACGCTTGAAAAGAACCGCAGCTGGACACGCTATTTTCTGGCGCGGGAATTACGTAAATCACTGAAGCCGGAGCGACGACACAGATGAAACTGACGCCTGTTATTGCTGCGCTGCGTGCCCGCTGCCCGTATTTTGAAAACCGGGTGGCAGGCGCGGCACAGTTCAAAAATCTGCCGGAGGTCGGAAAGCTGAGACTCCCGGCGGCATATGTTGTACCGGGTGATGACTATCCGGGAGAAAACAAAAGCCAGACCGACTACTGGCAGGAGCTGAAAGAGGGCTTCTCCGTGGTTATCATACTGAGTAACGGGCGTGATGAGCGCGGTCAGTTTGCTTCGTATGATGTGGTGGACGATGTCCGGCAGATGCTCTTTAAGGCCCTGCTGGGCTGGAACCCGGAAGCGTGCGGTAACCCGATTACCTATGACGGCGGCACGCTGCTGGATCTGAATCGTCATGAGCTGATTTATCAGTTCGATTTTTCGGTCATCAGCGAGCTGACCGAAGACGATACCCGCCAGCAGGATGACCTGAACAGTCTGGATGAACTGCGAACGCTGGCGATTGATGTTGATTATCTCGATCCCGGTAACGGGCCTGACGGCGATATCGAACATCACACCGAAATAACCCTTCCTTCCTGAGAATCTTCATGTTTGTGAAACCTGTTAAAGGGCGGTCAGTTCCTGACCCTGCCCGTGGCGACCTTTTGCCCGCCGAGGGGCGAAATGTTGATGAGAACAACTACTGGCTGCGCCGTGAAGCAGCGGGTGATATCCGGCGCGTGAATAAAAAGGTGAATACCGATGACGATAAGCTTTAACACCATTCCGTCGAATACGCTGGTTCCGTTGTTTTATGCGGAAATGGATAACCAGGCGGCGAATACTGCACAGGACAGCGGAGCATCGCTGCTGATTGGTCATGCCAATAACGGTGCAGAGATTGTTGCCAACAGTCTGGTGCTGATGCCGTCGGCAGACTATGCACGCCAGATTTGTGGTGCGGGAAGTCAGCTGGCGCGTATGGTTGAGGCTTATCGCCAGACCGACCCGTTTGGTGAGCTGTATGTGATTGCCGTTCCGGAAGCCACAGGCGCGGCGGCAACGGTTACGCTGACGGTGACCGGGGAAGCAACCGAAAGCGGCACGGTGAATGTCTATGTGGGACGTACCCGCGTGCAGGCTCCGGTGACCAACGGCGATAACGTCACGACGATTGCCAGCAGTATCCAGGATGCCATCAATGCCGTTCCGACTCTGCCGTTTACAGCTTCATCTTCGGCTGGCGTGGTCACACTGACCGCGCGTCATAAGGGGCTTTGCGGGAATGAAATTCCTGTCAGCCTCAATTACTACGGCTTTGGTGGGGGCGAAGTGCTGCCTGCGGGCGTACAGATTGCCGTGGCGACGGGGACCGCCGGAACGGGCTCTCCTGTTCTCACCGGCGCGGTGGCTGCAATGGCGGATGAGCCGTTTGATTATATCGGCCTGCCATTCAACGACACGGCCTCCGTTAACACGCTGGTGACCGAGATGAACGATACCAGCGGTCGCTGGAGCTATGCGCGTCAGCTGTATGGTCATGTGTATACGGCAAAGATCGGCACGCTGTCAGAACTGGTGACCGCAGGTGATCAGTTTAACCAGCAGCACATTACCCTGGCGGGGTACGAAAAAGAGACCCAGACGCCTGCTGACGAGCTGGCGGCAAGCCGTACCGCCCGCGCAGCGGTGTTTATTCGCAACGATCCGGCACGTCCCACGCAGACCGGTGAGCTGGTGGGTATGCTGCCTGCGCCGAAGGGGAAACGGTTCACGATGACCGAACAACAGACCCTGCTGTCTCATGGCGTGGCAACGGCGTATGTCGAAAGTGGGGTACTGCGCACTCAGCGTGATGTCACCACGTACAGGAAAAACGCTTACGGGGTTGCGGATAACAGCTACCTCGACAGTGAGACACTGCATACCAGCGCGTATGTACTGCGCAAACTGAAATCCGTCATTACCAGTAAGTACGGGCGTCACAAGCTTGCCAGCGACGGTACCCGCTTTGGTCCCGGTCAGGCGATTGTCACCCCGGCGGTAATCAAAGGGGAACTGCTGGCAACCTACCGTCAGCTTGAGCGTGCGGGGATCGTGGAAAACTACGAACTGTTTAAGCAGTACCTGGTTGTGGAGCGTGATGCCAGCGATCCGAACCGCCTGAACACGCTGTTCCCGCCTGACTATGTTAACCAGTTGCGTGTTTTTGCCGTGGTTAACCAGTTCCGTCTTCAGTATTCAGAGGAGTCTGCATAATGGCCCGTATCGGGGGAACCTGTTATTTCAAAATTGACGGTCAGCAGCTATCGCTGACCGGCGGCATTGAGGTGCCCATGAACAGGACGGTCAATGATGACATCATCGGCCTGGACGGTTCAGTGGACCGCAAGGAAACTCACCGTGCGCCTTATGTCAAAGGGACCTTCAAGGTGCCGAAGAATTTTCCGGTGAGCAAAATCACCTCGTCTGATGAGATGACCATCACTGCCGAGCTGGCGAACGGTCAGGTCTATGTATTGTCGTCCGCCTGGCTGCACGGAGAAGCGAACCATAATGCCGAAGAAGGCACGGTTGATCTTGAGTTCCACGGTGAAGAAGGGGATTACCAGTAATGAAAGAGCTTGAGTTAAAGAAACCGATTATCGCTCATGGTGAGACACTCTCCGTACTGGAGTTTGATGAGCCCACCGGGAAAGATGTCCGCGAGCTGGGATATCCCTACCAGATGAATCAGGATGAGTCCGTCAGACTTCTGGCGCATGTGGTATCGAAATACATCGTGCGGCTGGCGAAAGTGCCGCAAAGCTCTGTCGACCAGATGTCTCCGGCAGACCTGAATGCAGCGGCGTGGCTTGTGGCCGGTTTTTTCCTCCAGGCCTGACGGCTGAATACCTCACTGATCGCTTCTTTGACTGCGCCAGTTACTGGCGCATTAATCCCTTCGAATTGCTGAATATGCCGATCAGTGAAATTCCCTTGCTGGTCAGTCAGGCAAACAGGATAGAGCAGGAGAAACGCACACATGGCTGAATTTGAGCTTAAGGCGTTGATCACCGGTGTCGACAGGCTTTCTCCCGCGCTGTCGAAAATGCAAAAGAAAATCCGGGGATTTAAACGCCAGGCGGAAGAAGCGTCAAAGGGTGGGCTGGCGCTTGGTGGCGGACTGGCAGCGGGTCTGACGCTTTCCCTGAAATCTTATGCCGATCAGGAAAACGCCGCCACCGGGCTGAAAGTCGCCATGATGGATGCGAATGGCGAGGTTGGAAAGAGCTTTCAGGACATCAATAAACTGGCTATTGGCCTGGGTAACCAGCTACCCGGTACAACGGCTGATTTCCAGAACATGATGCAGATGCTGGTGCGTCAGGGGATCCCGGCAGAAAACATTCTTGGCGGTGTGGGTAAAGCGACAGCTTATCTTGCGGTACAACTGAAAAAAACACCGGAAGCGGCTGCTGAGTTTGCTGCAAAGATGCAGGATGCTACCGGAACGGCGTCAGAAGACATGATGGGGCTGTTCGACACTATCCAGAAGGCGTTTTATCTGGGCGTTGACGATACCAACATGTTGTCCTTCTTCACTAAAACCAGTTCTGTTCTGAAGATGGTGAACAAGGACGGTCTTCAGGCTGCACAGAGCCTTGCCCCCATCAGCGTCATGATGGATCAGATGGGGATGAACGGGGAGTCGGCAGGTAATGCCCTGCGAAAAGTTATCCAGTCCGGATTAAGCGTTAAGAAAATCAGGGACGTCAATAAAATCATGGCCCGCCAGAAACTCGGGGTACAGCTCGATTTTACTGACGGCAAAGGAAGTTTTGGCGGTCTTGATAACATGTTCAGGCAACTGGCAAAGCTGCGAAAACTGACCGACGTTAAGCGAACAGGCGTACTTAAGGCAATATTTGGTGATGATGCCGAAACCCTTCAGGTGGTCAATGCACTAATCGATAAAGGAAAGGATGGTTACGATCAGATCCAGCAGAAGATGAATAAACAGGCCAGCCTGAATAAACGTGTTCAGGCACAGCTTGGTACGCTGTCCAACCTGTGGGAGGCAATGACGGGGACCGCAACTAACGGCCTTGCGGCTATTGGCGGCGCATTTTCTGGTGACGCCAAAAATATCACGCAATGGCTGGGGGAGTTGGGGGAAAAATTCACGAAGTTTGCGGATGAAAATCCCCGGGTTATTCGCGGCGTCGTCGGGCTTGCTGCCGGTCTTGCGATTCTGAAACTGGGATTGATGGGCGTGGGCAGTGCCATCAGTATCGTCAGCAGGATCATGTCGATGACGCCGATTGGCATGATTGCGACGGCGATTGCCTTGGCTGCGGGATTAATTATCACTAACTGGGATGTTGTTGGACCTTATTTCAAGAAGCTCTGGGAAACCATTGGTCCTTATTTTGAGGCTGGCTGGGAACTTCTGAAGAAGGTTTTTGCCTGGTCGCCGCTGGGGATGGTAATCAATAACTGGGGACCGGTTGTTAAGTGGTTTCAGGATATGTGGGACAAGCTGAAGCCAATTATTGAGTGGTTTACCGACAGTTCCGGTGACACGGTCGATGCCATTAACTCGGCGCAGTGGGGCGCGGGTGCTTATGATGCTTATGGGACGGGAATACCGGCGCGGGGATACACACCTTATCCGGCGGTAGATCCGGCTCAGTCAAACAACGCCTCCGGTGACACGGTCGATGCCATTAACTCGGCGCAGTGGGGCGCGGGTGCTTATGATGCTTATGGGACGGGAATACCGGCGCGGGGATACACACCTTATCCGGCGGTAGATCCGGCTCAGTCAAACAACGCCTCCGATGCTACAGGCCCGAATCCCTTCATGATTAACAAAGCTTCTGCGCCAAAAGTTGACGGTGAGATCAAGGTCTCTTTTGTGAATTCGCCTCCGGGTATGCGGGTTATGGAAACGCGATCCAGCGGTTTTGATATAAATCACGATGTTGGCTATACGCATATTGGCAGATGACGGAACCAGATATAATTTGTCTTTAAGTTTGTTATCAACTGAAGGGAAATCTATGGGTCTGTTACATGCCATTATAGGTAATGCCGGTGAAATTAATGCATCAGATGCACAACAGGAATTAGGGGCTGTTTTAGGTGAGGGAGAAAATGTCGAACTTGCCTATAAACTCATTCGTGACCAAATTATTCTGACTAACAGAAGGTTAATTTTTATTGATAAGCAGGGTGTCACAGGGAAAAAAGTAGAGTATCGTTCGATTCCTTATAAATCTGTGACAAACTTTTCTATTGAAACCGCCGGGCATCTTGATCTTGATGCTGAAATGAAGATATGGATTTCTGGTATTGCAGAACCGATAAAAAAACAGTTCAGTAAAGGAGCAAACATTTATAAATTGCAGGCTCATCTGGCTCAAAAAATAGCAGGGTAAACCTTACATTAATTTATGTCTTTCATGCCCACTTCGGTGGGCTTTTTTATATCCGGAGTTTATATGACGTGGAAAGACAGGCTTCAGGACGCGTCATTTCGCGGTGTGCCGTTTAAGGTTGAAGAAGAAAGTGCGGGAACAGGTCGCCGTGTGGAAACACACGAATATCCGAACCGCGACAAACCCTATACCGAAGATCTGGGAAAAGTCACTTTCCGCCCGTCCATCACGGCTTATGTGGTGGGCGATGACTGCTTTGACCAGCGCGATCGCCTGATTGACGCGCTGAATAAACCCGGTCCCGGCACGCTTGTCCACCCGACTTACGGTGAGCTGAAAGTCTGTGTTGACGGAGAGGTTCGGGTCAGCACATCGAAAAGTGAAGGGCGTATTGTCCGCTTTGACCTGAAGTTTGTCGAAGCGGGAGAACTCTCTTACCCCACATCAGGTGCGGCGACGGCGCAGACGCTGATGTCATCCTGTTCTGCACTGGATGACTGCATCAGTGACAGCTTCAGCGGTTTCAGTATCGATGGTGTGGCGGATTTCGTGCAGAACGACGTTATCGGTAATGCCAGCATAATGCTGGGGTATGTTTCTGATGCGATGAAAGTGGTGGATTCTGCCGTATCGGATGCCGCCAGGCTGTTGCAGGGGGATATCTCGGTACTTCTGCCGCCGCCATCGTCAGGCAAAAATTTCGTTGAGCAGGTGCAGAAAATGTGGCGTACCGGGAAACGCCTTTATGGTAACGCCAGCGACCTGGTCACCATGATCAAAACGCTTTCCGGTGTCAGCCTCGGCAGCGATCTGCAACCGCGCGGCGTCTGGAAAACGGACAGTAAAACCACCGCCACGGCGACGCAGCAGCGTAACGTGGTTGCCAGTACCCTTCGTACGACCGCAATCAGCGAAGCGGCGTATGCCGTCACCCAATTGCCTGCGCCAACAACTTCCGCGGTGATGCAGAATTCCTCAGTGGGGCAGGCTACAACACCTGCGCAGAGCACTGGCTGGCCTTCCGTCACGCATCCGGCACTGAACAATGCACCGGCGGTGAAAAACACGGTTGACCTGCCGACGTGGGAAGAACTGACTGACATTCGCGACACACTGAATACGGCAATTGATAAGGAGTTGTCCCGTACAACCAGTGATGCGCTGTTTCTGGCGCTGCGCCGGGTGAAAGCAGATCTGAATGCGGATATCAACACGCGCCTTGAACAGTCTGCACGGATCATTCAGCGCACACCGGATGAGGTTTTACCCGCGCTGGTGCTGGCGGCGACCTGGTTTGATAACGCGGCGCGTGACGCGGACATTATCCGGCGTAATGCCATTACGCATCCCGGCTTTGTGCCGGTGATCCCTCTGAAGGTGCCAGTGCAATGAACGACAATGTCACGCTACGGGTAAATGGCCGGGAGTGGAATGGCTGGACATCGGTGCGCATCGGTGCCGGTATTGAACGGCTGGCGCGGGATTTCAGTGTGGAGATCACCCGCCAGTGGCCGGGAGATGAGGGTATTACCACGCTTCAGTCGCGCATTAAAAACGGTTCAAAAGTGGAGGTGCTGATTGGTGATGAGCTGGTGATCACCGGCTGGGTGGAGGCGACGCCCGTTCGTTACGATGCCCGTTCGGTCAGCACCGGTATTGCCGGACGCAGTCTGACCGCTGACCTGATTGACTGTGCAGCCGAACCGACACAGTTTAACGGACGATCGCTGGTACAGATTGCGCAGGCGCTTGCTGCGCCTTTCGGCATTGAGGTGGTGAACAGCGGTGCGCCGTCGGGTGTTATTCCTGATGTTCAGCCTGATCACGGTGAAACGGTGATTGAGGTAATCAACAAAATACTCGGTCAGCAGCAGGCACTGGCTTACGACGACCCGCACGGCAGGCTGGTGATTGGCGGTATTGGCTCAACGCGGGCACATACTGCGCTGGTACTCGGGGAAAACATCCTTTCCTGCGATACGGAGAAGAGTATCCGGGAGCGATTTTCTGTTTACCAGGTGGCGGGGCAGCGTGCCGGAAACGACGATGATTTCGGTGAGGCCACCACCACCGCGCTGCGGGCCCGCACAGAGGACGCATTTATTGCCCGTTACCGTCCGATGTATATCAGGCAGACAGGGCAGGCTACGGGGGCAGGCTGTATTGCGCGTGCTGACTTTGAAGCCCGGCAACGGGCGGCGCGGACGGATGAAACCACCTATGTGGTGCAGGGCTGGCGACAGGGTAACGGTACGCTGTGGCAGCCCAACCAGCGGGTGATTGTCTTTGATCCGGTCTGTGGTTTCGACAATACCGAACTGCTTGTTTCGGAAGTCACGTTTACTCAGGACCAGAACGGCACCCTGACGGAAATCCGTGTCGGCCCGCCTGATGCTTATCTGCCTGAACCCGAAGCCCCCGGCGCGCGGAAAAAGAAAAAAGCCAGAGTACAGGAGGACCCGTTCTGATGAGGACGATTGAAGCCATGCAGCGACAACTCCTCGGCCTGATTGGGCGGGCAGTGGTGAAAAGCATCAGTGCCGCCACGAAATGTCAGACCGTGGATGTGTCCCTGATTGCCGGTGAACCCAAAGCCGGGATTGAACATCTTGAGCCCTACGGTTTTACCGCAAGGGCAAACAGCGGTGCGGAAGCGGTGGTGTTGTTTCCGGATGGCGACCGTTCTCATGCGGTGGTTGTTACGGTGTCGGACCGGCGCTACCGCCTGAAAGGGCTGCAGACGGGTGAGGTGGCTGTCTATGACGATCAGGGGCAGTCTGTGACGCTGACCCGGGAGGGGATCGTGGTGGACGGTGCAGGTAAAACGATCACGTTTCGCAATGCGCCTAAGGCACGTTTTGAAATGGACCTGGAAGTGACAGGACAGGTGAAAGACCTGTGCGACTCCGGCGGCACCACCATGTCAGCGATGCGGCTTGCCTATAACGGGCATCGTCACAGAGAGAACGGTCAGGGCAGTAACACCGACAAACCGGATAAAGCGATGGAGGCATGATGGAACTGTGGCTGACGGTGAACGGTAAACGCACCTGCGCCAGCGCACCGCTGGATCCGCTGACCCGCGCTGTGGTGATTTCCCTGTTTACCTGGCGGCGGGCGGAGCCTGATGACAACGCCGACGTCCCGATGGGATGGTGGGGGGATACCTGGCCTGCGGTACAGAATGACCGTTACGGCTCCCGACTGTGGCTGCTTCAGCGCAGCAAACTGACCAATCAGCTGGTGCAGACGGTAAGGGGGTATATCCGCGAATGCCTGCAATGGATGATTGATGACGGCGTGGTGTCCCGTATTGATCTGGATATCCGCCGTACCGGGATTAATGAACTGGGTAACAGTATCACTCTCTGGCGTCGTGACGGACCGGTAATGATTTCTTTTGATGATCTGTGGAGTGCGATAACGCATGGCGGACAGTGAATTTCAGCGCCCGACGCTGGCAGAAAATATCAGTATGCTCCGTAACGATTTATTCGCCAGGCTGGACGTCAGCGACACGCTCCGGCGCATGGATGAAGACGTGCGGGCAAAGGTGTATGCGGCGGCGCTGCATACGGTCTACGGTTACATCGATTATCTGGCAATGAACATGCTGCCTGACCTGTGCGATGAGTCCTGGCTGGCGCGACATGCTGCGATGAAACGGTGTCCGCGCAAGGGGGCCACGGCTGCCAGCGGGTATATGCGCTGGGAAGGTGTCAGCGATGGCCTGAAGGTGACCGCCGGGAGTGTTATTCAGCGCGATGACCTGGTGCAGTACACGGCAACTGCCGATGCAACCAGCTCCGGTGGTGTCCTGCGCGTGCCGATCGCCTGCTCAAGTGCAGGCGCGGTCGGTAACGCTGACGACGGTACGTCATTAATCCTGGTCACGCCGGTGAATGGTCTGCCGTCTTCCGGCGTGGCAGATACACTGACAGGTGGATTTGATACTGAAGAGCTGGAAACGTGGCGCGCCCGCGTCATTGAGCGGTATTACTGGACGCCGCAGGGCGGGGCTGACGGGGACTATGTCGTCTGGGCTAAAGAAGTGCCCGGCATTACCCGCGCATGGACATACCGACACTGGATGGGAACGGGGACTGTCGGTGTGATGATTGCCAGCAGCGACCTGATTAATCCCATTCCGGAAGAATCAACGGAAACGGCGGCAAGGCTGCATATCGAGCCACTGGCCCCGGTGGCAGGCTCTGATTTGTATGTGTTCAGGCCGGTGGCACATACGGTGGATTTTCATATCCGTGTGACGCCGGACACACCGGAAATACGGGCTGCCATCACCGCGGAGTTGCGTTCGTTCCTGCTGCGTGATGGTTATCCGCAGGGAGAACTGAAGGTGTCACGTATCAGTGAAGCGATTTCCGGTGCGAACGGGGAATACAGCCATCAGTTGCTTGCACCGGCGGACAATATCTCCATTGCAAAAAATGAACTGGCGGTACTGGGGACGATTTCATGGACGTGACAAACGATGATTACATCCGTCTGTTGTCGGCACTGCTGCCGCCCGGTCCGGCGTGGTCAGCCAGAGATCCGGCGATTGCCGGTACGGCACCGTCATTAACCCGTGTTCATCAGCGTGCGGATGCCCTGATGCGGGAGCTGGATCCGCGCACCACCACCGAACTGATAAACCGCTGGGAGCGTCTGTGCGGCCTGCCGGATGAATGTATTCCTACAGGGACACAGACCCTTCGCCAGCGCCAGCAACGGCTGGATGCGAAGGTTAACCTGTCGGGTGGCATCAACGAGGATTTTTATCTTGCACAGCTTGCTGCCCTGGGCAGACCAGATGCCACCATCACGCGATACGACAAAAGCACGTTCACCTGCTCATCGGCCTGTACTGACGCGGTGAATGCGCCGGAATGGCGGTATTACTGGCAGGTCAACATGCCAGCCGCCACCAACACCACCTGGATGACATGTGGCGATCCCTGTGATTCCGCACTGCGTATCTGGGGCGACACCGTTGTCGAGTGTGTGCTTAACAAACTCTGCCCGTCGCATACCTACGTAATTTTTAAATATCCGGAGTAATCCATGCATCGTATAGACACGAAAACCGCGCAGAAGGATAAGTTCGGCGCGGGTAAGAACGGTTTTACCCGTGGTAATCCCCAGACTGGTACGCCTGCCACCGATCTGGATGATGACTACTTTGACATGTTGCAGGAGGAGCTTTGCAGCGTTGTGGAGGCATCCGGTGCCAGCCTGGAGAAGGGGCGGCATGACCAGTTGCTTACCGCACTTCGCGCACTGCTGTTAAGCCGCAATAATCCGTTTGGTGATATCAAATCGGACGGCACTGTGCAAACGGCTCTCGAAAACCTTGGTTTGGGAGAAGGTTCAGCATTACCGGTTGGTGTGCCTGTTCCGTGGCCTTCAGCTACACCACCGACAGGCTGGTTGAAATGCAATGGTGCAGCTTTTTCTGCTGAAGAATACCCGGAACTGGCAAAGGCTTACCCGACAAATAAATTGCCTGATTTACGCGGTGAGTTTATTCGTGGCTGGGATGATGGACGCGGTGTGGATACGGGGAGGGCAATATTATCATCTCAGGGCGATGCCATACGTAATATCTATGGTGAGTTCAAGACTGTAAACGCCGAAAATTATTCAATATGGGAATCAGTAGACTCTTTTAAGGGGGCAGTGGTGCCTTTGAACCCCTCAACGGACAATAGTTATTTCTCCATAATCAATAGTATGTTGACACAAAGAACAGATGGCTCTGTTTACCCAACAGTGATTGGCCTTGATGCTTCAAGAATTGTTCCAACTGCAAACGAAAACCGTCCACGAAATATTGCATTTAACTTTATCGTGAGGGCTGCATAATGGATAACGCTGTATTAAATAGCGAGCTTATTGCCACGAAGGCGGGGAATATTACCGTCTATAGCTATGATGGTGAAACTCGGGAATATATTTCCACTTCAAATGAATATCTTGCCGTTGGCGTCGGTATCCCGGCATGTTCTTGTTTAGATGCACCAGTTACACATAAAGCTGGTTATGCAATCTGCCGTTCTGCAGATTTTAACTCATGGGAATATGTGCCAGACCATCGCGGTGAAATCATCTATAGCACCGAAACAGGAGAATCGAAAGAAATCACAGCTCTGGGTGATTACCCTGAAAATACAACCACTATCGCCCCGTTAATGCCATATGATAAATGGGATGGTGAGAAATGGGTGACAGATACTGAGGCACAGCATAGTGCCGCAGTAGACGCGGCAGAAGCACAGCGCCAGTCACTGATTGATGCAGCAATGGCTTCCATTAGTCTGATTCAGCTGAAATTACAGGCCGGACGTAAACTGACGCAGGCAGAAACAACCAGACTTAACGCCGTGCTGGATTACATTGACGCGGTGACGGCAACAGATACCAGCACCGCGCCGGATGTCATCTGGCCTGAACTGCCGGAGGCGTAGGCCATTCAATATCGAGTGCTGTTGAAGTATTAATACGCATCAATAGCACTCGATATTCTTTCCATGCCAGTAACAGTTTCGTTTCATCATCTGTTGCCATACCTAAATCAACCGCATCCTGAAGCGGAGCTATTACATTCGTTGCCTCTGCTATCAGTGCAGATTTCTTTTCATCATTTATTAAGGCTAATTGTTCTGGTGTTGGAGAAGGACGGTCAACAATGACAGGATGACCGTTCTCACCACAGGTAATCATTTTTGTTACACTCTGTGCATTAATCAGTGTTTTCCACTCTGATTCCGAGATTTCCACTGCATCATCAGGAATATTGGTGCCGTGAAATTCAGTCGAATAAAATCCGTTTGTCGATGCAGAATAAAAATATGACATTTCGTTAATATCCCATTGCAATGTAATACGCATCAGCAGATGAACCATATCCTGAACCGGGCGACACTGTAATATTAAATCCAGTGTTCTGGACATTTGTCGCCGATACAGTCGGCTGCCCTGACGCGCCAGTAACGTTCAATGTAACTGTGACAGCAAGGACTCTTGAGAATGTCATCGGGAACCTTATCTCGTATGTTGAAGAAACATTCGGGGAGCCATTCAACTGACCGCACTGTAAAATTAAACCAGACGGAAATTTTTGCGCAGCAGCCGTTGCGGTATTACTTGACGCGAACAGGCTCATATCAGGTATCTGATTCGCCCCTGTACCTACATTCCTTTTAGCTGCTTCTCCCAAACCAACGTTTACGAAAATAAAAATCCGCCACAGCGTAATCAAAACGTAACAGTGGCGGATATTGAAAAACTTTACTCACTCACTAACCAAAATTCAGCCTCTTCAAACATTTCCTGGACTACTGCACTGATCCGTTCCTTCTCGTGCTTGCTGGCGTCAGTGTTGATCGCCGGTAGTGTCATCATCGGTTTAACCCGAACATCAGCGTCAGGGAAAATCCGGTGAACCCTCTTGGTCAATTCGCCCAGAATGATATCTTTTGCACCGGGAAGACCATCAAAATTCCTTTTGTCATAAACGAGTTCCACGAACATTGCTCATTGCCTCTTTGCTGGATGGATATACAGTATTTATACTGTGTTTTTATCCGGTATTCAAGAGAGGGCGTAAACATGGGCTTTCCTTCACCTGCTGCAGATTATGTTGAAACACGAATCTCCCTCGATCAGCAGTTAATCAGCCAGCCCGCAGCGACTTATTTCATGCGTGCATCGCGTTCACATTTCAGGGAAGGGATAATTCAGGGGGCGCTGCTTGTTGTTGATGCCTCACTTTCAGCCTGTGATGGCTCGCTGCTGATCTGCGCGATAGACGGAGAATTTAGGATCAAGCGATATCGGACACATCCTCAACCCCACCTCGTTAATCTGGAGAACGGGAGAAAGGAGGCGCTGCCAGTAGATGATGGCGGTTACAGTTCTGCACCCGCTGTATTTGGGGTGCTTACTTACATCATCAATGACGCCAGGAATGCAGAGTTTGATGATTGCCCGGTGATGTGA